CCTTCCTCGCGGTCTGTACCAGTCTCCAACTCTCCCGAGGTCCACCGATGCCCGGACGCGGCCCAGCTCCGAAACCCAGCCGACGACGGCGCAACGTGCCACTCCGCGGTGAGTTTGCTTCGGTCCCGGGCACCGGCTGGCAGCACGGCGCCGTCCCGCCGTCGCCCGACGGGCTCATGCCCGCCTCGGTCGTCGCTTGGCAGACGTGGATGGGGTCATGGGTCGCCGCTCACTGGACGCCGGCCGACCTGCCCGGGCTGCGGCACCTCATCCGGCTCCACGACCAGGTAGAGCGCGGCGAGTTCGTCCGCTCGACCGAGCTGCGGCTGATGATGGACACCTACGGGATCACCCCCAAGGGTCAACAGGACCGCCGCTGGGTCGCACCGAAGGCGACCGAGGCGGAAGTCGACGGGGCCGAGGCGCCCACGGCCAAGCGGTACGCCCACCTCCGCGCGGTCTAGTGTTCACCGGCCCGACACTCGGCTGGTGGGTCCTCGACTGGATGGCCGAGTACCTGCCATCGCCGTCCGACCCGTCGTCCGAGCTGATCCTGACCGACGAGCAGGCCGAGCTGGTCCTGCGCTGGTACGCCATCGACGCACTAACCGGCGAGTTCCTCTACCGGCGCGGCGAGCTGGAGATGGCCAAGGGATGGGGGAAAAGCCCCCTCGCCGCGGCCATCTCAATCGCCGAACTCGCGGGGCCGACGGTCTTCGATGGCTTCGGCCCGGACGGCGAGCCCCGCCGCGGCAAGCCGCGCGACAACCCGTGGGTCCAAATCGCGGCCGTCAGCGAGGATCAACCCCTGGCCCTCGACACGGTTGTGCCAACACCGTCGGGCTGGACAACTATCGGCGACCTTGCCGTTGGCGACATCGTCATCGCCGCCGACGGCCTCAACGTGCCGGTGGTGCGCACCACGCCGATCCTTCGTGATATGGACTGCTACGCGGTCGGCTTCAGCGATGGCGAGCGCATCGTCGCTTCCGCGTCACACTCATGGACACTGGAGCGCCTGGCCGGGCACGCCGACCGCCACGAAGTCGTCACCGTGTCGACCGCGCAACTGGCTCAGGACTACCGAGCAGCCGGCGGCGGCAAGCGGTATCGCGTCGGCACAGTCCCGTTCAAGCTGCGCGATGATCCGACTCTGCCGATCCACCCCTACCTCCTCGGCCTCTGGCTGGGCGTCAGGGCGACGGGCGACTCTCGTATCGCAATCGACAACCGGGACCGGTCTGTCCTCGAGGCCATCATCGGGTCCATACTGGGCGACCATGAACGGGTCGTCTGGACTGCCGGTCCAGGTCATCAGGGAACTCGGGCCGAGGTCCCCAGCCTGCGTGGGAAGCTCCATCGCCTCGGCGTCCTTGGCGCCAAGCACATCCCGGTCCGATACCTTCGGGCTGGCGATGCGCAGCGACAGGCCCTCCTCCAGGGGCTCATCGACTCCGGTGGCCATGTCACCCGAAAGGGTCGCGTCAGTTTCACGAATATCAACGGGCGGCTGGCCGCCGATGTCGGGGAACTCCTCACGACCCTCGGCTACGTGTGGACTAGCCGCTTCGACGGAGCGGCCCACCGGATCTTCTTCACCCCGGCCGATACACGCCCCGTCGCCAGACTGCCCAGCAAGGCCGCCGCGCAGAGGGTCGGGGAGCTGCGAACGACATCGGTCTACCGATACGTCGTCGCCGTGGAGCCCGTCCCGTCCGTGCCGGTCCGTTGCGTCGGCCTTGACACGGCCGATCGTCTGTTCCTCGTCGGTCGGCGCGCTGTCCCGACTCACAACACCGACAACACCTACGCCGCCATCTACGAGATGCTGTCGGCAAACGATAGCCGCGCGGCCAAGGCTCTCGGCATCGACAAGGGCCGGACCAGGCTGTACCTCGCCGGACGCCCCGGCCGCCTTGAGCCGGTCACCGCGGCAGCCGGCTCGCGCGAGGGCCAGCGCCTCACCTTCGCGGTCCTCGACGAGACGCATCTCTGGACCCGCCGCAACGGCGGGGTCCGACTCGCCGGGACCCTCCGTCGCAACGCCGCGAAGATGGGCGGCCGGACGCTGGAGACGACGAACGCCCCGCTGCTAGGCGAGAAGTCGGTCGCCGAGCAGGGCGACCTCACTCCGGGCGTCATGCACTACGCCCGGCGGCCGGCGGCCGAACCGGACCCAGGCTGGTCCGACGAGCAGCTGCGGACCTCGCTCGCCGAGGCCTACGGCGACGCCCGATGGGTCGACCTCGACCGCATTGTGAAGGAGATCCGCGACCCTGCGACATCATGGGACGACGTAGTTCGGTACTACTTCAACATCCGCTCGGCGGGGTCTGGTCGGGCGGTCGATCCGCGGGTGTGGGACGCCCTCGCGAAGCCGCGGGACGTGCCCGCTGGAACGCGCATCGGGCTCGGCTTCGATGGGTCGATCAGTCGCGACGCGACGGTGCTCCGCGGCTGCACCGCCGATGGCTATTCCTTCCTCGTCCGGGCGTGGGTCCGGCCGGCTGACGCGGTCGACTGGACGGTCGACCGGACCGATGTCCACCAGACGGTCGCCGAGACGTTCGCGACCTACGACGTCGGGCTCATGCTCTGCGACCCGCCGCGCTGGTGGACCGAGATCGACGACTGGGCTGAACGCTACGGGCCAGAGCGCGTCCTGGCCCTCGACACGAATCAGGCGCGTCGCTTCGCCCCCGCGACCGATCGCTGGCTGACCGCCATCCGCGAGGGGAGTCACACGCACGACGGCGACCCCATCACTGACCTCCACGTCAAGGCCGCCCACCTCCGCAAAGTGCGGACCGGCGACGAGGATGACGACGGCCGCACCCGCTACGTGCTCATCAAGGGCGACGACAGGGGGCGCATCGACGCGGCCGTGGCCGACGTCCTGGCCCACGAGGCCGCGAAGACCATGCCCGAGTCGTCCGGCCCGTTCATCAGCAACTACGAGCGCGAGCGCCTGACCTTTGTCTCGCTCGCCCCGCTCGCCGTCCGCCGCGAGCGAAGCCGCCCCGAGCCGGTCGCCTGCCCGGCCTGCCACCGCAGCATCGCCGCATCGCTGGTGGACCGCGCCAGGCGCGGCGTCATCAGTCCGACCTGCCCGCGCTGCGGCGCTGAGTACCTGGAGGCTGTCCGTTGAGGAACCGAGCCCGTCGCATGCTCTCGGCGTTCGACATCACGGACGTCGCCATCGTGGTCGGTCTCGTTCTCTTGTGGATCGGCCTTGGCATGGTCGCCCCATCCCTCTCGTTCATCGTCGTCGGGACGCTGGCCATCGCCTACGGGCTGGCCCCGACCGTCATCCGGAGCCGCCGCTGATGGGCATCCTCACGCGTCCGCTCAAGTCCGCCGGCATCGGTTGGCCGAATACAGGTTGGCCCCCCCCGCCCGGGTACACCGGCCGGAGCATCACCGACATCACCGTCAATCACGACACGGCGATGACCGTGAGCGCCTTCCACGCCGGCGTCCGGCTCATCGCCGAGGACCTCGCCTCGCTGCCGTGGATCGTCTACCGCCGGACGGATCAGGGCCGCGAGCGGGCCGACTCGCATCCGGTGGCGTCGCTCCTCGACGACTCGCCGAACCCCGAGATGACGGCGATGGTCTTCCGCGAGACCTGCATCGGGCACTACCTGACGTGGGGGAACTTCTATGCCGAGCGCGAGTACAACCGGGTCGGCCAGGTCGTCCGGCTGTGGCTGCTGCGACCGGACCGGATGACGGTCGAGCGCGACGAGATGACGTCGACCCGCCGCTTCCGCTACCGCCTCCCCGACGGCAAGGAGGTCATCCTCCCCGAGCGCAACGTGTGGCACGTCCCGGGCTTCGGCTTCGATGGCCTCGTCGGGTACAGCCGGGTCGCGATGGCTCGCCGCTCGCTGGAGAACGCGATCGCTGTCGAGGAATACGGCCTGCACACTTTCGCGACCGGAGCGATGCAGGCGGTCGTCATCAAGCACCCGCATCAGCTCGGCACCGAGGCCAAGCGCAACATCCGCGAGGGCTGGGAGGAGCAGCAGGGCGGACTGACTAACGCCCAGCGCGCCGCGGTCCTCGACGAGGGGATGACGGTCGACACGGTCGGCTTCCCGCCCGAGGATGCCCAGTTCCTCGAGTCCCGGCGCTGGTCGGTCGAGGACGTGGCCCGCTGGCTGCGACTCGCCCCGACCAAGCTGTCCGACTTCAGCCGGGCGACCTTCTCGAACATCGAGGAGACGAACCGAGCCCACGCGACCGACACCCTCCGGCCCGTCGGCCGGCGGCTCGACCAGGCGGCGAACAAGGACCTCATCGGCATCGGGACCGGCTACTACGCCGAGCATCTGTACGACGCCATCCTCGTCGCCTCGATCAAGGACCGCTTCGAGGCCTACGGCCATGCGCGGGCGAACGCGTTCATGACCGAGGACGAGGTCCGCGACCGCGAGAACCTGAACCGCCTGACGCCCGAGCAGCGCCGCGGCCTGCTCTACCCGCTGAACACAATCCCGGGGTCGGCCTACGACGAGAACGGGATGACGATGACCGCCCGCGTCGCAGCCGTGTCGACGCTGGTCCGGTCCGGCTTCGACCCCGAGGCCGCCCTGACCGCCATGAACGTCCCTTCGGTCCCCCACACTGGCGCGATCCCCGTCACCGTCTACCAGCTCGAGGAACGTCCCGATGCCTAGCCGCAAGTCGTTCACGCCCGGCGAGTTCAAGCTGTCCGAGACCGGCGAGGTCGTCGTGGCCTTCGCCCAGCTCAACGTCATCGACCGCGACGGCGATGTCACGCTGCCCGGCGCGTTCCCGGCCAAGGCCGTCCCGATGTCGGCCTACGGGCACACGTCATGGGACGGCGAACTCCCGGTCGGCAAGGGCCTCATCTCCGAGGCTGGCGACTGGGCCATCTTCACCGGGTCGTTCTTCATGGACACGGCGCAGGGTCGGAACGCCCACGCCACCGTAAAGGCGATGGCCGACCTCCAGGAGTGGTCGTATGGGTACGAACCCGTCGTCGCCGACTACGGCCAGCGCGACGGCCGGAGCGTCCGGCTCCTGAAGTCGATCGACGTGTTCGAGGTCAGCCCCGTCCTACTCGGGGCCGGCGTCGGCACGCACACCCTCGCGATCAAGAGCGGCGCACCGGGAGCGGACGCGCCGTATGCCGAGCACCTCGACCGGGTCCTGGACGAGGTGAAGGCGCTCGTCGATCGGTCCCGCGACCGCGCCGCGTGGCGTGCGAAGGAAGGCCGCGGCCTCTCGGGGTCCAACCTCGTGAGCCTCGGTGACCTCCGCGACGGCCTCTACGCCGTGACCGCGGACCTCGACGACCTGCTCGAGCCGCCGAAGCGGTACGCCGACCCGGCGACCGTCGAGGCGCTCCTGGGCCTCGCCCGGACGGCAGGCGTCATCGTCTCCTAGTCCACACCCGAAAGGACCCCGAATGAACAGCCAGGCCATCTCCGCGAAGCTGACCGCCAACCGCGCCGCGTTCGGCGAGTGGCTCGCCGCGTCGAAGACCGACGAGGGCTACAACCTCGACGCGCAGGGCATCGAGGAGTTCCACCGCCGCAACGACGCGATCGCCACCCTCCAGAAGGAGTACGAGGACGCCCTCCTCGTCGAGTCCAAGGCCGCCGAGAACGAGGCGAAACTCGCCTCGGCGGGCCGGCTCGTCGCCGCCGAAAATCCCGACCAGAAGGACGCCAAGCCGCAGTCGATCACGACGAAGGCCGCCTGGCAGTCCGCGTTCAAGTCGGCCATCGACGCGAACCGCGCGACCTTCGAGCGGATCGCCAAGGGCGGGCGCGGGACGGTCAGCTTCGACCTCGACGTCGAGCACAAGACCCTGCTCACCCTCGCCGACATCGCTCCGCAGGCCGACCGCCAGGCAATCGCCCCGTCGGCGCAGTACCTCGGCCAGATTGAGGACCTGTTCCTCCCCGGCGAGACCGACAGCAAGTCGGTCGACTACTACGTCGAGACGACCTTCACGAACAACGCCGCGGCCGTCGCCGAGGGCAATGCCGCGACCGACTCGGCGCTCGACTTCACCCTCTCGACCGATCCGGTCGAGACGATCCAGGCGTGGCTCCCGGTCACCCGCGAGGCGCTCGCGGACGTGCCGGCGCTCCGCTCCTACGTCGAGGGCCGGCTTGCCCACCAGCTCGCCATCCGCGTCAGTGCGCAGCTCGCGGCCGGTGACGGCACCTCGCCGAACATCTCCGGCATCACCGACCGGGCCGGCATCCAGACGCAGGCCAAGGGCGCCGACCCGACGTTCGACGCTATCCACAAGGCGATCACCAAGGTCCGCGTCACCGGCGACGCGGAGCCGACCGCCATCTGCATCCACCCGACCGACTGGGAAGAGATTCGCCTCACCCGGACGGCCGACGGCCTCTACATTCTCGGCAACCCGTCCGAGGGCGGCGTCCCGCCGCTATTCGGCGTCCCGGTCCGGCTCACGACGAGCTTCGGCGCCGCCGGCACCGGCGTCGTCGGGTCGTTCCGCCCGTGGGCGCAGGTCTTCAACCGGGCCGGCCTCACGGTCGAGGTCTCGACCGAGCACAGCACGTACTTCACCGAGCGTAAGGTAGCCGTGGCGCTCATGCGGCGCCTCGCCCTCGCGGTGTACCGCGAGTCGGCCTTCTGCACCGTCACGGGCATCTAGTACCAGCCTGGCGCACGCGACGCGCCCGACCGGCCGCCGTAAGCGGCCCCATCCACACACCCCCGCAGCAGACCGGAGCCTGAACCCATGCCGACCATCGAGCAGGGCACCCAGACGGTCGATGCCGAGGCCGCCCACCAGCGGATCCTCCTCAAGGCTGGCGTGCCCTCGGGCACCGACTTCAACAACATCGCGGAGAAGGGCCAGCTCTGCATCGATACCACCAACGCCAAGCTCTACATCAACACAGGAACTAAGGCGTCCAACACCTGGACGGTCGTCGGGACCCAGACGTAGCCATGATCGCCGACCGCCGCCTCTGGTGGACGGCCGACCGCGCGAGTCTTGTCGAGGAGGGCGACCTCCGGGCCGCCTTCCTTGCCTACACGCCCGGCAAGCGCGTTCGCCCCGAGGACGAGTCGTCGGTCCGCGCCGTCGGCTCGCCGCCGAAGGCCGTTCATCACCCAGCCGACAAGGCCGTCCGCCGGCCGAGGGACAAGTAGATGGCCACGATCACCGCGACGGCCTACGTGTAGTGGCCGGCATCCGTATCCAGCACCCGACCGCTCGCAACTGCCGGTTCACGGTGGTCGAGCCTTCGATCCCCTACGACCGGCCCTACCATTGCACGCCACCCGCGCTCGGAGGCTGCGGCTCGGTCCATCTGTTCAAGACGCACCATCTGAACCTCGACGAGACCGGCGCCGCCATCGTGGGTGACGTGCTGTACCAGCGCATCAAGGGCCACTTGGCGCTGAACGGGTTCCTCGAGTCCAACGTCGTCGCTGCGCCACCGGCCATCGGGATCGCCCTCGGCCCCGGTGGCCAGGCGATGGTGGGCTCCGACCTCGGCAACATCCCCATCATGAACGGAGTCTCTCGTGGCTAACAGCTTCTACGCCGCCTTCCTGAACGGCATCCTCGGCTCGCACGCCACCCGGGTCGACCTCGACGCGGACACGATCAAGATGGCGCTGGTCGACAACGGCTCGGCCGACGGCGCCCCGGATGCGGCGAACGACGACTTCTGGGACGACCAGGACGCCGGCCTCATCGGGACCGCCTACACCCTCGCCGCCAAGACCATCGGCTCGGCCGGCGTCGGGGTGTTCGACAACACGACCGATCCGGCCCCCGCGTTCACGGCGGTCAGCGGCGCAACCGTCGAGTCGCTGGTCTTCTTCAAGGACACCGGCACCCCGTCCACGTCCAACCTCATCTGCTACTTCGATACAGCGTCGGGGCTGCCACTGACGCCGAACGGGGGGGACGTTAACGTGACGTTTAACGCCTCGGGCATCTTCAAGGTCTAGGTCCCTCGCCCCCGGAGAGGCCCGATGACCGAATGGGCAAACCGCCTCCCGGTCGGACCCGGTAGCCGGGGTGGCCGCTGGCACGACCACGAGTACCGCCGCGCCTGCCACCGGGCATGGCGGGCGGCCCATCCGGAGTACCCGGAGCGCGAGCGGCTCCGCCGCGCTCGGCAGCGACCGGGCAACGTCAACGACCCGGCGTTCCGTCGCCCTGTGCGGCTTTTGCCGGGACGGCCTTCACGACGGGTCGGGCTGACTCGTGGCTATCTCTGACGGCACCGCAGGAGCGTGGGTCGCAACGACGACCCGGAACCCGACCGTCACCCTGCCGTCGCACGCGGCCGGGGTCATGCTCATCGTTCGGATGGGCTGGAAGTCGTCGACCCCGACGACTGACGTCGCCGTCTGCAACACGTCCGGCTGGGCGAAGCTCGGCCAGTATTACAACGGCGGCGGCGGGTCATCCAACGGCGGCGGCGGCGTCCTCGTCGCGGTCTTCTGGAAGGTCGCCACCAGCGCGTCCGAGACGAACCCGGTCATCGAGTTCGACGACGCGACCGCCCCGACGCCGGGCGCGTACTGCGCCGTCACCTACACGAAGGGCTCCGACGAGACGTGGCTCGACCCGGTAGGCGCGAGCGGCGCCATCGCGGCGGCCACGTCCTACTCGGCGACGATGAGCACGCACGTCAGCACGACCGCTGGCGACATGCTCGACGCCTTCGCCGTCACGAACGACAACACGACCCTCACCGTCCCGACCGTCTCGCAGACCGGCGTGACCTTCGACACGGTGACGGAGTACCCGGCCACCGCCCTCTCGTCGACGACCTCCAACGACATCAGCGCGGACGGCTGCAACCGGCTGGCAACCTCCGGTACGTCGAGCGCCGCAGCGGTCGTCAGCGGCACGAACAGCGTCGCCGATCCCGGCGCGGCATGGACCACTCGTCTCCGGGTGGTCAAGAGCATCACCCTCGGGTTCCTCGACGCATCGCCGACCCTCTACGCGCCGACGTTGGTGCAGTCTGGCGGGGCAGCACAGGACGTGACCCTCGGCCTGCTCGATGCCGGTCCGGCGTTGTACGCCCCGACGTTGACGCCCAAGAACGACATCAGCCTCGGGTTGCTCGATGCTGGCCCTGCGCTGTATGGCCCAACGCTAACGGCCGGCCCGGTCACGGTCAGCCTCAGCCTTATCGACGCTGGGTCGGCGCTCTATCAACCGACACTTCTCTCGAAGAACCTCATCGACCTCGGGTCACTCGACGGTTCGCCAACCCTCTACGCCCCGACGCTGACGGTCGGCCCGGCGACCATCACCGTCCCGTTCCTCGACGCAGCGCCCGACCTCTACGCCCCGACGCTGACGCAGCCCGGCGGGGCGACGCAGGCCATCACCCTCGGCCTGCTCGACTCCGGGTCCGAGCTCTACGATCCGACCCTGACGGTCGGGCCGGTCGCCATCATCATCGGGCTGCTCGATGCGAGCCCGGCGCTGTACGCCCCGACGCTGGCGCCGGTCAACGCCATCGTCCTGCCGCTGATCGACGGGGCACCGGCGGTCTACGCGCCAGACGTCATCCCCGACCAGCTGGTCGTCCTGCCGCTGGTCGACGCCGGGCCGGTCCTCTATGCGCCGGTGGTCGTGACCCTCGGCGGCCCGCAGGCCATCACCCTCGACCTACTCGATGCCGCGGCGGCGGTCTACGCGCCGACGCTGACGACCGAGAACGACATCGCGCTCGGCCTGCTCGACGCCGTTGGCACGTTGTACGCACCGGCCCTGGCGGCGGGCGCGTCGACCATCACCCTCGACCTTCTCGACGCGGGCGCGGCTATGTACGCGCTGTCGCTGAGCGTGGCCATCGCCGGGATGCGCGGCCCGTCCGGGGTCGCCATCAACGCCGGCGGCCGGTCGCTTGCAACCTCACCGGGCTCGCGGGGCGTCGCCACCGTGCCCGGATCGCGGGGCGTCGCCACCACGCCACGGTCCGCCAGCATCGCCACCACGCCACGGTCCGACGGGACGGGGAGCACCTGAACGATGCCGATCCTCAAAATCACGGTCGAGAACGCGGACGAACTGCTCAACTCGGCCATGCTCGGCACCGGCGCACTCGGCCGGGTCGAGCGCAGCGCGACGGGCGGGGGCGCCGGCTTCAGCGAGGTCACGACCTTCGCGATCGTCGCCGGGACGCGCATCTACACCGTCTATGACCTGTCCGGCACGACGTCGAGCTGGTACCGGGTCCGCTTCAGCAAGGCCGACGGGACCAGCCCGACGGATTACGGTCCCGAGTTCCAGGCCGGTGGCGAGGAGGGAGGGCTGCTCTGCTCGCTGTACGACGTCAAGCAGCGGCTCGGCTTCGCCTACACCGACAGCAGCGAGGACGAGAACATCCTCGAGTACATCCGCCAGGCGTCGGCCTTCATCGAGGGCGAGACCGAGCGGTGGTTCGCCCCGCGGCCGTCGTCGGGCACCGCGACCTACCTGCTCAGTCCGACCGTCACGGGTCGGCGGGTCGAGGTCCCCAAGGGCATCCGCAGCGTCACGGCCATCGGCTACGCCACCACCGACCAGCCCGACACCGGCGGGACGTACACGACCATCACGGCCAGCGAGGCTGTGCTGACCCCGTCGACCATCGAGCGGACGCCCGGCTGGCCCGCGACCGGCATCCAGCTGCTCAGCACCTCGGCCGGGTCGTTCTACGCCGGCCTCAACACCGTCACCGTTACCGGGTCATTCGGCTGGGAGGCCGTGCCGGCCGACGTAGGGGCGGCGGCGGCCGACCTAGCGGTCATCCTTCACCGCGGCCGGGCCGACGGCGGGATCGGCGGCTCGGTCATCGTCAACGTCGACGGGAGCCGGACCTACGATCGCCTCCCGACCTCGGTCTACCGGGTGCTCATGCACTATCGCCGCCGGGTGGTCGGGTGAGTGCTCCCGGCATCCCGTACCGCATCGACTTCAGCGGCGACTTCTTCCGGCGAGATTCGAAGAAGACGTTCCGCCAAAACATCACGGCCCTCATGGCCGGCCTGGCCGAGGCCGGCGAGGCCGACGTCAAGGCGCAGATGCTGGGCCGTGCCGGGCGGATGCCGAACTGGACGGGACGCACCCGCGACGCCGTCCGCGGCCGGACCAGCGCCCACTCCGGCCGGCGCTGGCAGGTGACCGCCGTCGTATCAATCCCTAACACCGGGAGTCGCGCCGAGGCCATCCGCGTCCAGGCGTCGGGCCACTCGATCGAGCGCCGCTTCCGGCCGTTCAAGAACACGACCTACCGCATCCGGCGCGAGAAGCGCCGGTTCGAGGGCGAGCTGCTGAGGGGGATCAAGTGAGCTGGTCCGGAGCTATCGACGCCCTGCACGCCGACCTCGCCGCCGCCGCAGCGGACATCAGCCCGACCGTCCCGATCGTCCGCTCGGGCGAGCCCGATGCCCTCGTCGCCGACACCATCTGGTACGCGGCGACCGGCCGGCGCGAGTCGTCCACCGGCGGGAATACCCTCGGCAAGGTTCACATCGAGCGCGGCGTCGAGGTGACGGCCCTGCTCCGCGGGTCGGTCCGGGCTGGCTCGATCGACGCCAGCCTCGAGGCGCGGCTCATCGACCTCGACGCCGCGATGCTCACCCGCCTGTGGTCCGACTGCTCACTCGGCGGCCACGCCATCGGCATAAGCGTCGGCGACGCGACCTACGGCTGGGCCGACGTCGGCGGGCAGCTCGCCAGGACCATCGTCTTCATCGTCTGGATCGACCTGGCTGAAGTCGCGACCATCAGCACCTAGGAGTACGCCGTGGCTAAAGTTAGCGGCATCGGCCATCACCTCTTCCTCGACTCGACCGACCTGTCGGGCGACGTGGGCTCGGTCGAGACCATCTCGGGCGGGCGAAGTCCGCTCGACGTGACCGGGATCAGCAGCGCGGCCCACGAGCGCGTCCACGGGCTGCGCCACGGCGAGCTAGCCTTCAACGCCTGGTGGAACTTCACGGGCGCCCACCCGGTCATCGACACGATGCCGACGGCCGACCGCATCGCCACGTACGCCGCCTATACCTCCGCGACCGGGACGGCTGGCGACGCCGCGGCCTCGATCATCGGCAAGCAGGTCGAGTACGGGACGCAGCGCGCCGCCGACGGCTCGCTCATGGCGACGTTCCGGATGGAGTCTAACGCTGCGCCGCTGGAGTTCGGGCGGCTGCTGACGACGGGCGTCCAGACGATGACCGGGGCGGCCAACGGGACGAGCATCGACCGCGGCGTGGACTGGGCCTCGACGTCGTTCGGCGCGGCGGCCTACCTGCACGTCTTCGCGTTCACCGGCACGTCGGCCGCGATCGTGGTCAAGGACTCGGCCGACAACAGCACCTTCGCGAGCATCGGGCTTGCCTTCACAAGCGTCACGGGCACGACCAAGGAGCGCATCCAGACGAGCCTCACCCAGACGGTCCGACGCTACCTCCGGGTGGAGGTGACCGGCACGTTCTCCAACCTTCAGTTCGCGGTCGTGGTCGTGCCATACGACCTGTCGCAAGCCACTTAGACTAGGAGTAGACAGCCATGGCGAAGGTCTCCGGCCTGACGACCACCGTGACCCTCGACGATGCGAGCGGGACGGGGCGGGCCATCAGCAACGACGTCACCAGCATCGAAGTCTCGACCCCGCGGGGGGCGCAGGACGTGACCGGCCTCGACAAGAGCGCCGTAGAGCGCATCCTGCTCCTGGCCGACGGGACCGGGACCATCTCGGGCGTCTTCAACACCGCGACGAACATGAGCCATGACGTGCTCAAGACCGTCCCGACGCAGTCGGGCTCGGGCTCGGGCTCGACGCGGACGCTCGTGATCGTCTTCCCCGGACCGGCGACCCTGACGCTAGAGGTCTTGCTGACCGATTACAGCCTGTCGCGCGGCTCGGACGGCTCGCTCACCTGGACGGTGCCCTTCCAGCTCGCGAACGGGACCGCGCCGGCGTGGAGCTAGGCCCGATGGCCTACCGGCTGCCCGACATCACCGCCGACCTCGAGTTCGAGGAGCACCCCGGGCTCGAGGTCGCGGTGCGCATCTCCCCCCTGCCATTCGGGGCGTACTTCGACGCCGTTCACATCGTCCACGAGCGCGACGACCTCGATGCCCGGGAGTGGCTCGACGCCATCGTCGAGGTGCTGGCGCCGCACCTCGTCGGTTGGAACCTGCCCGAGCCGGCCGACGCGGCCGGGCTCCGGGCCCAGCCGTACCAGATCGTCCTCGCCATCGCCCGGGCGTGGGTCCGGGCCGTGCCCGAGGTGCCGGTCCCTTTAGGGCGGCGGTCCAACGATGGCGCCACGTCGGAGGACCCGAGCCCGGAGAGCACGTCCGAGCCCGAGTCGTCGACGGACTCGCCCGCCGCTACGGCGTGACGCCCGGCGTCATTCTCGGCGAGGACGCCCGCACCCTCATCACCATCCGGACCCTGCTCGAGGACGACGACCCCGATGGCTGATCCCCACGTCAGGTTCCGGCTCACCGCCGACGACAAGGTCTCCGGCCCGCTCGACCGCCTGCGCGGCAAGTTCGACGCGCTCGGCAAGTCGGGCGGGGCGAAGTCCATCCTCCAGGGCGTCGGCCTCGGCGTCGGGGCCGCCGCGTTCAGCGCCCTCGCGGGAGCGATGGACGATGTCGGGGCCGTCGCCGGGACGCTCATCAAGGGCGCCATCGACGAAGAGGCCGGCGTCGCCCGCCTGACCACGGCGATCAAGGAGAACGACAGGGCGTGGGACGGCAACGTCGCCGCCATCGAGGCTGTCATCAAGGGCCGGGTCGCGCTCGGCTTCTCCGACGACGAGCAGCGCGCCTCGCTGTCGACCCTGACGGCGGTCACGCAGGACCACAAGAAGGCGCTCGACCTCCAGCGCACGGCGATGGACCTCGCCCGCCTCAAGGGCATCGACCTCCAGACCGCGACTGACCTGCTCGGCAAGGTCTACAGCGGCAACACCGGCATCCTGCGCCGCTACGGCATCGCCATAGAGAAGGGTGCCACCGCCACCAAGGCCATCGCCGCCGTCCAGCGCATCGCCGCGGGCCAGGCCGAAGCCTACGGCGACACGACCGCGGGGGCGATGCTCGGCGCCCAGCTGGCCCTCGAGGACGTGGGCGAGGCAATCGCCACCGAGCTGCTGCCGGTCCTCAAGGAGGCGGCGTTCTTCGTCCGAGACGACGTCGTCCCGGCCGTGCAGGACTTCCACGACGTCCTAGTCGGCGTGGGCCACCTCCTCGACGGCGACTTCAGCCCCGCGCTCGACAAGGCCGACCGGGCGCTGCTCGACTTCGTCATCGGCTTCGGGCCGTTTGGGGAGCAGCTCAAGACCATCTTCGCCGAGGCCTACGAGACCGTCGACGAGCGGATGGCTGACATCACCGACCGCTCGTACGACGCCATCGAGGACATCCGCGCGGCCCGGCCGGTGATGGCGAGCTCCACGGCCGAGGGCATGGTCGAGCCGTACTCCGACGAACTGGACGCGATGGACGAGATCGCCCGCAAGGCGGCGTCCGACGCGACCATCGCCCTCCAGACGGGACTCCGGGCCGGGCAGGACGAGGTCGAGAGCGCGTTGGCCGCGTTGACTGACGCGTTCAACGACGAGGTCAGCCGCTCGGCCCGCATCGCCGCCCTGGAGGGCCAGCTCGCGGGCTCCGCGCTAGCGTCCGGCCTGCGGTCCAATGATCCGCTCGTCCGCGAGGCGGCGTCCGACTACCGCGACGCCATCATCGCCCAGCTGGAGAAGTTGCGGGCCAGCGCCAAGACCGGCGGGACGAACGTAGCGAAGTCGTTCGCCGACGGGCTTGTGTCCGCTGCCGCCATCAGCTACGCCAAGGCCAAGGCCGCCGCCCTCGCCGGCACGGTCGGCGACTACTTCCGGGGCGAGTCGCCGCCCAAGAAGGGACCGCTCCGCGAGATCGACAAGTGGGGCGCCAACGTCGGCATGACGTGGGCCGAGTCCTTCGCCGAGGGCACGGATCTCGCTGACCTCCTCGACCGGCCGCGGCTGCCGTCCGCGCCCCGAGCCGGACGCGGCGGCGGTCGGTCGGGCGGGGGCGAGGGGCTGACGTTCGTGTACGCCCCGGCCTACTCGACGGCCTCGCCAGCCGAGGCGCAGCGGTTCGCCGCGTCGGCCGGCCCGCACATCATCCGCTGGGCGCGGCAGCAGGGGCTCTCGGTGTGACGGCGCCGGTCCTCGAGGTCCGCGTCGACTGGCGCCGGGCCGGCTTCAGCGAGATCGCCAACGACGGCTTCGAGGTCGACACGACCGGCTGGTCGGTCGGGGCCGGCATCAACGCGGCCGGCTCCTCGATCACCCGGACGGCGGGCGGGTACGCCGGGGGCTACTGCGGCCGGCTGGTCACGTCGGCGACCTCGGGCTCGGGCTGCAACTACGACTTCGGGGGGACGACCTTCACCGTCGGGCGCACGTACCGCTTCCGGGTGTACATCAAGTCGGTCAGCGGCACGACCTCGGCTCGCATCCTGATCGGCTCGCTCGGCACCGTCGGCGACCGCGCGTCGTGGACGGGCACCATCACCGGCAGCTGGGCGGCCTACACCGTCGACTGGACGCCGTCGGGGACGCGGACAGACGTCGAGGTGGTCGTGTCGAATAACACGACCCTGGCGATGACCGCCGACCTCGACCACGCCGAGGTGTTCGAGACGATCCAGGACGTCACGGCCTACGTCACGAACGCGACCTGGTCGCGCGGCTTCAGCCCGGTTAGCGGCGGGGCCGACATCGGCTCCTGCACCCTGACCGTCCGCAACGACGACCAGCGGTTCGACCCCGGCAACGCCGGGGGCGCCTACGGGACGAATGTCAAGCTCGGACGAGAGGTGTGGGTCCGCTCGACCTACGGCGGCGCGCCCTACGCCCACTTCCACGGCACCGTCGCGGGCATCGCCCTGCGGCCGAACGAGCGCCTCGCCGAGCTGGTCTGCGTCGACATGTTCGACGAGCTGGAGCGGAGCGAGACATCGGTCGCCGCCTCGGTCAGTCGGGCCGTCTCGACGTTCCGCGGCCTCGTCCTCGACGACGTCGGGGTGCCGTCGCTGCACCGCGACATCAGCACCGCCGACCCCGAGACGATGATCCCCCTAACCGAAGCCGACCAGGCGTCGGCCCTTGGCGTCCTCGAGGCGATGAACGAGGCGACCGGCACGGTCCACTTCATCCGGCCGCACGTCAGCGCCTCGGTGCTCTCGGAGTACGTGAGCATCGCCCGCCCCGAACTCGCCACCGGCCCGAGCGTCCAGGCCCTCGACGGCGCCAACGTAATGGTCGAGCAGACCGACTACAGCGTCGACGACATCGTAAACGTGATGAAGGTAATCCCGGTCGGGCGCGGCCTCGCCCCGAGCGCGACGCTGTGGGAGCGGGCGAACCTGCCGCTCACGGTCAATCCCGGCGAGACGCGGACGCTGTGGGCCCGCTGGGACGACCCGGCCTTCTCGCAAGCCGTCGTGTACAGCGCCACCGGCAGCCCGACCGTCACGCTGACGGCGTTCAGCCGGTCGGCAAAGATCACCATCGTCGCCGGTGGCTCGGCCGCGGTCGTGACCGCGCTGTCGGTCACTGGGCAAGCTTACGAGGCTCTGGACCAGGAGGCCGCGGAGTACCGCATCCCGTCCAGCGTCACCGAGTACATGGTCCGGTCGCCGAAGCGGTCCCGGATCAGCCCTCGCGCCGCCCCTAAGCCGGCCGCGTCGACCATCGGCCTGTACGGGCGGCGGGAGGCCGAGCTGGCGTCGGACTACATCAACGGCACCGCCCATGCCCAGGGACTGGCGTCGTGGTGGGTATATCGCTACAACGAGCCGCCCATCCGGCCGACGGTCACGGTCAAGGCCGACGACCCGGCCACGCAGGTGAGCCGCGAGCTGGCCGACCGCATCCTGCTGACAGGGGTTCGGCTCTCGCTCTCGGCGGTGAGCCTCATCATCACCGGCCTGACCACCGACGTCGCGCCCGGCGGCGCCTGGGTGACCACCTACGCCACCGAGACCGCCCCGACCGCGAACGTCTGGTTCACCCTCGGCGGCACCGCCGACGAGGGCATCGGCGGCAGCGGCATCCTCGCCTACTAGGAGACGACGTGGCCTGGACGACCCCCATCACCTGGACGAACGGCGCGGTGACCGCCGCAACGGCGAACACCGAGTGGCGGGACCACCTCAACTTCCTCAAGGCCGCCCTCGACCTGCTGACGGCCGGAACGACGACCGACTCGGGGACGTCGATGTACCTCGACCTCCGGGGCGCGGCCGGCGGTACGACGAACATGCTGCGGATCGGCGATACCGGCGAGGCGAACCCGCAGTTCACTATCGACCAGAAGGGCAAGATGGCATGGGGTGTCGGCGGCGCGTCCGCGCCCGACTCCTTCCTCGAGCGCGCCGGCGCGGCGGTGATGACCATTTCGGGCGACTCGACGCTCCGTAACACGTGGTCGACCGGCGCGTCGAACACCTACTTCACCGGGCGGGCGTCAGGTGACGCCTTCGACCGGGTACGGCTCGATACAACGGCTGACGGCTCGCCGGAGCTGAAGCTGGGTGACGGGGCGACCTCCGGGCCCGGGATCGTGACCTACGACGTCACGAACACCCGGCTCATCGTGGCGGCCGGCACGTCGCAACTCCGGCTCACCGGCTCGCACAGCGATACCGTCGCCATCGCGACCGGCCCCACCGCCACGCCGGCGTTCATATTCCGCACGGGGAGCAATCAGTTCACGTTCGGCAATCAGAGCATCCAGACCTCCGGGACTGGGCTGAGCCAGAAGATTGAGATGGGCGGCTACGTGCTCGCGCAGAGCGGGCTTGCCATCAAGACCAAGGCTGGCACGGTCGCCGACGGCGACTTCTTGACCGGCGCGGACTCCGGTGCCATCGCGGTCGACACGACAAACGGCTTCCTCGCGGTCCGCGACGGCTCGACGTGGCGCGGCATCGACATGCGGGGCGCCATTACCTCCTTCGGGCCGTTCACGTGGCCGAACCTCGCGGCGTCGGCGACCGTCCTGCCGGACTACGGCGGGCTCGGCCCGTCGGGCACCGGCACCGGCCGGCCAGTCGCGCCCTGGCCCGGCTCTATCGTCGGGATGACCGTCCGCGGAAGCGCGGCCTGTACGGCGGGCTCGGCGACGTTCACGGTCACCGTCAACGGGACACTCGGGACGCTACAGGCCATCATCAACACGTCCGACTCGTCCTTCGTCTACGCCAGCCAGAGCCCGGGCATCGACACGTTCACCGCCGGGCAAGGGCTGTCGTTCTCGGTCACGACGAGCAGCGGGTTCCTCCCGGCCGGCTCGACCGAGTACTTCGCCGTCATGTTCGTCCTGTTCCGCCGAGGAGGGGTCTACTCGTGAGCACCGTCGAGGTCGTCGCCGTCAACGCCCGCCTGCCGGTCCCGGGGCCGGCCGCTGACCGGCTCCGGGCGCTGTACGCCGACGCGCAGGGCGCGGCGCACGTCGCCGATATCTACCTCCACGGCGTCTGCGCCGGACTCGGGATCGACCGAGAGCACGTCGTCGCGTTCGATGGCGGGACCGGCGAGCTGGTGCTCGATGAGCCCGACGAGGAGTTCCACGCCGACGGCTCGGACTGAAAGGCACCCCCGGCCCTAGCACCCCACCCCCGCTGCGCTCCGGCGTGGCGGGGGCTTCACTTTGCCCCTTGACGGACGGTATAACCGTGTGCCACAATACGGCACATGAGCGACCAGCCATCGTATCCACTCCGGCAGATGCGGCACGCCTCCGGTCTGACCATCCGTCAGCTCGAGGCGGCGACCGGCATCAACCGGGGCCGGCTCTCGGTCCTCGAACGCGGCGTGGTGCCGAGCGAGGACGAGGCGACCCGCATCCTGCGGGCACTGGCCGATGGACTGGCGCGCAAGGGAGGCAACGCGTGAACGACGACTTCAGCTGGACCGAGGCCATCCTCGCCCCGATCGTCCTGTTCGTCTGGGCGGTCATCCTCGTCTACATCCTGCCGCTCATGGTGACGGTGGAGTAGACCAACGTCTGGGAGGACGTGATGAAGCACGGGACGTGGGCCGTCGTCGACGGCCATCCGATGCCGCAGCGGGTGCTGGTCCGCTACCACTACCCGCGCGACGGGTCGCTCGACTACTGCGTCGAGCATGACCCCCGTTGCACCGGGGTCAGCGAGCATGTCGCCCGGCTGCTGGACGCGGACGAGGAATATGCCGAGTGGCTGGCACAGCAGCGTGAGGAGACCTACCGCCTGATCGACGAGGCGCTGCGATGACCACCTACTACAAGGCCACCCGGCCCGACGGTACCGACTTCAAGACCGGCACCATCGACTATGCCGCCGCCCTGGCATCGGGCGAAGTCATCCGCCACCCTCGCCGGACGATTCCCAACGAGCCCTCGACCTACTTGTCGGTCAGCGTCGAACCGGCCGACTGCACCGGCTTAAGCTGGCCCTGCCGTTTGTTCAGGGTCGAGCCGGTGGGCAAGGTCCTCGGGGGACTCGCCGTCAGTTCCAACAAGCGAGCGTGCCATGCCCTCCGCGTGGTCGAGGAACTGCCCGCCCATATGGCCCTCGGCCCCAATGGCGAGGCTGTCGCAACCTTCATCGAACGCTGCCGGACCCTGACGCCGGAGCAGATGGCACGGTTGACCGCCGCGTGGGAAGCCGCGTGGAACGCAGCGTTGGCCGCCGCGAGGGAAGCCGCGAGG